ATCGCTATGTTGCAGCAATCGGCGGCGCAGCGGGTGGAGTTGTTCGCCCGGATTTTCGCCCACGGGGTGGAAGAGTTGATGCGTGGGGTGATGCGCCTCATTCGGAAAAATCAGCAGCAGGAACGTATCATCCGGGTGACCGGCGGCTGGCTGAATGTTGACCCCAGAGAGTGGCGACAAGAGATGCCGGTGACGGTGTCGGTAGGGCTTGGCACCGGTAACCGCGACCAGATATTGCAGCATTTGATGCAGGTGATCCAACTGCAGGGCACCATCGTGCAGCAGCAGGGCGGTGTCGGCGGGCCTTTGGTGTACCCGCAGAATGTCTACGACGCGCTGAAGGCCTTGCAGGAAAATGCGGGCTTTAAGAGCAGTTTCTTCGCTGATCCCAGACAAGGCCCGCCACCGGGCAGCCCGCCGCCGCCGCCGAAACCGCCTGACCCAGAGATGCTGAAGGCGCAGGCCAAGATCCAACAGGAGCAGATGCAGGCGCAGGCCAACTCTCAGGCGATCGTCATCAAGGCGCAGGCTGAGGAACGGCTGCTCAACGAGAAAGCCCAGGCCGACGCGGCGATCCAGCAGCAGAAGCTGCAGCACGAAAAGGAGATGGGGCTCCTCAAGGCCGAGTACGAAAAGGAGCTGGAGCGGCAGAAGGCCGAGAACAACCTGGCGGTCGGCATGGCCAAGGTAAAGATCGCCGGCGAAGCAAAGCAGCGCGAGATCGAGCTGAAATACGCCGCCGGGGCTTACGACCAGCGCCCGGTCGGCCCGCCGAACGGGCAAGGCGGGCCGTGACCGTCATCGCTTTCGCCAAGAAGGAACCGCCAAAACCCCGGATCTGGGTCTGCAACTGCGAGTGCGAGGCGTTTTGGCTGTATGAGGATGGCAGCATCCAGTGCCAGGCGTGCAACGCCTTTGCGAACACGATGAAGGGGCAGTGGTCGCTGGTGGTGGCGGAAGCGGATGAGCCTGCTTAATACGGTGACGGACGGAAGCCTGACTACACCAGTGCTTGTCGGGTCGGCCGCGCCCTATCCGCCGTCGGGTCCGGCTATAGCATGATCTGGGGTCGGTTTGCCCGATTTCTGGCGGAGGTTAAGAAGCCCTGGCGCTCTACCCAACCGGTGCCGCAAAGCCAGGGCGAGTTGGGCGAGGAGGCTAGGAAGCTCCTCGACAACCCGGTCTTGCACGAGGCAATGGACCGGGTGGAGCGCGCCCTGATCGAAACCTGGAAGCGTAGCGAGCCAGCCGACAACGAGGGCCGCGAGACGGTTTTCGCGGTGTATCAGGGGATGCAGCGGTTTCGTGGGCAGCTCCAGGTGATGATCGCTAATGCCGGCATAGCAGCGTGGCAGCGCGCCGAAGATCGAAATGCCTGATTACCCGACCTATCCCGATTTCAGCCCGCAAGAGTTGAACCTGTGGTGGCACCATCTGGGCAATCTGCGCCGGCCCGACAGCTACGTGTCGCCGGCGGGTGACGTATCGACCATGTTACAAGCGGTGGTGCCGGGTCCGGGTGGCCGGCAATACTCGATCCCGACGGTGTGGGATGCCCAGCCGCTGACCGTGGACGAGGCGATTGCCCGAGCGGCGCAGCAGGGTTGGCAACATTGGCCGTCTTACGGCAATGCCGAGACGGCCGATTATCGTTATGGGCTGCTGCACCAATTTATGGACCGAGGCGGTGAGACCCAGCAGGTCTTACGCCCTCGCCTGCGCGGTCTCTTGGCGCCGCCGGAAGAGCCGTGAACGTCGAGGGCCTGACAAATCGGCAATTGCTGGTCAAAGCTTTGCAGCAGGTGTTGCGGGATGCCGACAACACCAAGTTGCCCGGGTTTAAGGGAGGCTTGGTGTCGGACGCCACTCTCGATCTTGCCCGCGCCGCGCTCGGCGAAGTGGTCAGGAACAAAAAGCCCGAGAGCTTGGCCAAGCTGAAGCCGAGCAAGAAAATCTGAACCGCCCGGCCTTGAGCCGGGCTTTTTCATAGGACAAACCAGATGAGCGACAACGCCCCCACTGTGGGCGGCGACGTATCTGTGCTGCCGAGCGACAGCCGCGCCATGACCGAAGCGCAGGTTATGGAGGGCATCGAAGGCTTGCTAGACGACAAACCGAAAAAGAGACAACCGCGGACGCTGGAGACCCGGCCACTACCGGAGGACCGCCCCGCGGAGACGGAGCAGACGGGTCAAGACCCGTTGCCTGGACCGGAAGATCCGGCCCCCAGTGATGAGGAGGAGGAGGACGAAGCCTACGAACCCGACCTCGAACCCGCCCAAGAGGGCGAGGACGGGTCGGACCATCAAGGGATCGAGCCGCCAAACAGTTGGAGTAGAGAAGACAAGGAAGTGTTCCGAGCGCTCCCACCCGAAGCACAGGCGGTTATCGCCCGGCGGGAGAGCGAGCAGAACAAGGCCTTTACCCAGAAGACCCAAGAGATAGCCGAACATCGCAAAGCACTCGAAAGCACTTTTCTCACTGTCCAGCAGGAGCGCGAAGCCTACGCTAACAATCTGCAACAACTGTTGTTTGTCGCTGCCCCCGAGGCTCAGAAGTTCCAAGAGATCGATTGGCAGCGACTGGCCCAGGAACAGCCGGCCGACTATGTCCGGCTCTCTGCCGAACGCGACGCTCTCAGAGGTCGCATCGGCGGTATCCAGCAGGAACTGCAACGGGTTGCGGCGCAGAGCCAGCAAGCTCAGGCGTGGCAATTTCAGCAGACCGTGCAGGCCGAGCAACAGAAGCTGCGCGAGGCCATCCCGGAATTTGCCGACCCCGAGAAGGGGCCACGGAAAATTGCGGAGATGCGGCAGTGGCTTCAGAAAAAAGGCTTTGCCGACCAGGAAATCAGCCAGGTGGTGGATCACCGGGTGCTGCTTGTGGTCGAGGAGGCGATGCAGGCCGACCGGCAGAAAGTGATCCGCCGGGAGGCCCAGCAGAAGCGCAGCAACGGCAATGGCATTCCCGTACAACCGCCCGGTGCTACACGTCAGAGGCCGGACAGTCGGGCGGCCCAACGCCGTAATGAAAAGATGGCAGCGCTAAAGCGTAGCGGCAGTGAAAAAGACGCGATCGGCTATCTCATGGAGATCCTCTGACAACAGACGCCTTACACCGCCTTAGGCAAGCGGCACCGCCACCGTCGCGAGGACGGCGGCATTCCCTCTTGATGGAGCCTTCTCTATGGCAATTATCTCAGGAACCGCGACTACCTTTGCGGGTAGTCCGGGCATGCAAGGTCTTCGCGAGGACCTTAGCGACATGATTTATAACCTAAGCCCGAGCGATACACCTTTTACGAGTAATGTTGGTAGAGGAACCGCGGATGCCGTGTATCACGAATGGCAGACCGATAGTTTAGCGGCCCCAAACACGGCAAACGCGCAGTTCCAGGGCGACGATATCGCGACGTTTACGCCGGCCAGCGTCACGACAAGGCTGGGCAATCGGACTAAATCTTGGTCCCTGGCGGCGTAAGCCGTCTTGAAGCACTGGGTGAATTGTCAGGGAACCCCTAACGGGTAAGGCCGAGGGCAATCTGCAGCCAAGCCGGTATCAGACGGAAGGTTCAACGATCATCCCCGCGAGGGGAGTAGGGGAGAAGCCTCCCCGAAGCGCCCAGCCCCCCTGCGAAGGCGGGGGGTGATGAAATGATCTGTCCTGCATGGAGACATGCAGCGGTCCCGCGAGGGACGCGGCAGGAGTAGCGTTCCTGTTGGAACAACCGAGCAGATATCGAGAAAAGAAGTAATAATCAGTGCGACGCTCGATGCGGTTAACAAAGCTGGCAGGCGAACCGAACTTGCTTATCAGCTAACAAAGCGCGCGAAGGAGTTGAAGGTCGATATAGAGGCCATAATGCTCAGCAACCAAGCTAAGGTTGTTGGGGCGGCCGCTACTGCGCCAAAAGCTGCGTCGGTACTAAGTTGGATTAAGACGAACGTCAGTCACGTCGGTACAAATCCAACCGGCGACGGCACGGACGCACGCGTTGATGGTACACCAAGAGCTTTTACTGAAGCGATGTTGAAAACGGTAATGGCTAGCGTGTACACCAATTCGAGCGAAGACCTGGATGTGCTGATGGTAGGCGCATCAAACAAAGCCGTGGCAAGCGGCTTCGCTGGAGGCGCTCAAAAAACCTACGATGTCTCCGACAGAAAATTGGTAACTACAATAGATGTCTATGTCGGAGACTTCTCGACGGTGCGGATTATTCCAAACCGTTTCATGCGGGTGAGGGATGCGTTGTTGTTGAACTGGAGTTTGTGGAGCGTTGACTGGCTCCGTCCAATTCGCCAGTTTGAGCTTGCTAAAACGGGTGACGCGGAAAAGCGTATGCTCGTGGGAGAGTGGACGCTCAGGGCAAATAATGAAGCCGGAAATGGCGGAATTTTTGATCTGACCGCGCCGTAACGCACATTGTGCCGGTCGGGCTTATGGCTCGACCGGCGCTTCTGCTACGATGTGGTCTTCCGGCCGCATCCGGTTATACTTCCGGCAATTTTCTTCAAGTGTTAGGTATTGCAGGTTCCAGGGAACATGCAGACCGCTCACCCGATAGCCGTCAAAGGTTATCCCACGCAGCGGTACAATGTGGTCTACCTGAAAATCAGGAGGGCAGTTTTTATACACGCTGTTGATATCGGAAATTATCACCCACGCCGGCATTTGCTGTAATTTTGCGGCTTTTCGCTTAACATGATTAGCGCGCGCTCTATCGGGATGTTTTTGCCCCCAGCGACGCCTGGCTTCACGAACCTTTTCGCGGTTTTCCTTTTGCCACTGAGATATAGTGGCGTCGCGTCGTTCTTTGTTTTCTTCATTCCATTTTCTAATGGAGGCTTGCTCTTTTTCTGGATTATTAGTTCGCCATCTCTGGATGGCTAATTTGGTTTTGCCTGGATTTTTATCTTCCCACTGCTTCCGGTATGATCGCATCTTCTCCTTGTTTTCCGTTGCCCACTTGGCGTTGATGTCGCGTATTTTGCCTTTATTTAGTTCGTAGTATTCCTTTTGGGCGGCGCGCATCTTCTCTTTGTTATCTTTGTAGTATTGCCGCATTTTCTCGCGGCGCTTTGCAAGATCGCTTTCCGAAAGTATGGTGGGTTTAGCCATCGACTTGCGCTCCTACGCGGTCGGGGGTCAGGTGGCGGGGCTGGTGCTGATACACCGCCCTG